GCGGCGCGCAATTGGAGCGCGACTATGGCGAGCTCGACCGCACGATCTTCACCGCAGCGCAGCGCGACCTGATCGCGCGCCAGAGCGCGACGCCAACCAGCATCGTCGCCGCCTGGGCCAATATCGAGCGCGCCCTCGACCGCACCACCAATCCGAGCAATCCGCAGCTGCGCCACGAGATCATTGCCCGGATCATTCACAATTACGGCGCCGATCCCGGCGAGGTCGCGAAGATCCTCAACCGGCTGCGCGGCTTTCCCGAGCAGCAGGGCGGCGATGGAGCGCCGGCGACCGGCGGGCCCGCGCCCAATGGCGCTACGGCGCCTGGCCCGGCGGCGCCCCAGCCGGCGCCTGGCGGCGCGCCGCCTGCCAATGGGCTCGAAGCGCGCCTCAGTGCGCTCGAAACCGACTACAACACCCGGGTTGCCAATGAGCGCCAAGCGCAGACGAACGAAATTAATCGGCAGATCGCCGATTTCGCCAATGCTAATGGCGCCGACGGCAACCTCTTGCACCCGTATTTTGCGGAAGTCGAACAGGACATGGCGATCCTCGCCCAGCTCGACCGAGCCCAGGGCGGCACGCCTCAGCTCCAAGATCTCTATGACCGTGCAGTGTGGGCTCGACCCTCAACCCGCGAAAAGCTTCTCGGCTCGCAGCGCGACGCCGAGGCAAAGCGCGCGGCAGAAGAGCGGAAGGCCAAAGCCGAAGCGGCGAAGCGGGCCGCGGTCAGCGTCAGTGGAGCTCCCGGCCCCGGCCAGGCGCCACAGACCAACCCGGACCGCTCGTTGCGTGATGAAATCAGGGCCAATCTCGACGCCACCGGGCGCGGCTAGGCCCGCATCCCTCGAGGAGACGAAATGGCTGGTCCCAATCCGAACTGGGGCGAGATTACGACGACCACACTGTTCAACCGGTCGCGCAAGCTCGCCGACAACGTGACGAAAAACAATGCTTTGCTGGCGCGCCTGTCACAGCGCGGCAAAGTCAAGACCGTCGATGGCGGTCAAGCCATCGTGCAGGAGCTCGAATACTCGGAGAACGGCACCTATAAGCGCTACACCGGGTATGACATCCTCAACATCAGCCCGTCGGACGTGTTCACCGCGGCGCAGTACCCGTGGGCGCAGGTCGCCGTTGCGGTGTCGATCTCCGGCCTGGAAGAGATCCAGAACGCCGGCGAAGAGCGCATGATCGACCTCCTCGAAAGCCGCATCGGCAATGCCGAGAGGACGATGACCAACGGGCTTTCGGGCGACTGTTATTCCGACGGCACTGCCGACGGCGGCAAGCAGATCGGCGGCCTGCAGTTGTTGGTGCCCGACAGCGGTCTCGGTGTCGTCGGCGGCATCGACCGCAGTGTGTGGCCGTTCTGGCGCCCCAGCGTCGGCTCTTTCGGCGCCCATACGCTGACCCCCGGCCCGACCACGATCCAACAAATGATGAACGCCCAATGGCTTAGCCAGTCGCGCGGCACCGACCGGCCGGACCTGATCATCGGTGACAACGTTTACTACGGCTATTACTGGGCATCGCTGCAGGCGATCCAACGGATCACCGAAAGCAACCAGGGCGTGGCCGGCTTCCAAAGCCTCAAATTCATGGATGCCGATGTCGTGTTCGACGGCGGTTTCCAAGGTGTCGCGGCCGGTACTTTGGTCGGCGGCCCGCTAGGCGGCGGTATTACTTGGATGACCCCAGGCGGCGCGCCGGCTAACCACATGTATTTCCTCAATACCGACTACATTTTCTTGCGGCCGCACCGGTCGCGGAACATGGAGCCGATCGCGCCCGACCGCTTTGCGGTCAATCAGGACGCGATGGTCAAGCTGATCGCGTGGGCCGGCAACATGACGATGTCGAATGCCTTTCTGCAGGGCGTGATCATCAACTGACGGCTCCGCAACCGACAAAGTTTTGAGGAGGTCCAATGTACACGTTTACTGACGAGATCATGGGGCTGCAGCCGATCAATGTCAGCAGCCCGACGCAGAACCACTCGCCGGGGATGATCACGCATGCCAATGACGCGGTCCTCGGTGGCGGCGAATTCATCTATCTGCAGGGCGTCGCCAACACCGTCGTCGGCTCGCTGGTAACCTACGGTCCCGCGCAGACGACGTTGTCGCCGGCCGGCGCGTTGACTGGGGTCCAGGCGGCGCCGGTGGCGGTGGCAATGAGCGCCAATGGCGCCGGCCAGTGGGGTTGGTACCAAGTCTCTGGCCAGGCCGTCCTCGCCAAAGATGGCTCGGCGCCGGCCGCTGGCGCACCGGTCTATCTCGGCGCCGCCGCGGGCCAGGTCAGCGCCACTCAGGCGGCCGGGCGCCAGCTCGTCGGCGCCAGTTTTGCCGCGGCCGCGCTCGCCGGCGCGGCAAGCGTCAATGTCCTGCTCAGCCGGCCGACGATCGAAGGCCAGATCATCTAGAGGAGGGGTGCGATGCAGAGCATTCTGCCGCCCGAGGACCGGCCGTTCGAGATCCCACGGCCGGTTGGGGTGCGGCCCGAATTTTACATGGACGCGGTCCTCGACCAGGCCGCCTCGATGAAGGCCGCGCGGCCGATCTACCACGATGTCGAGCGGGTCAAGATCATCATCCCGGGGATCGTGACCAACATCCACGTCAAAAACGTCGACGATGTCGACCGGCGGCGATGGCCCGAAGAATACCGCGCCTTTCGTGAGGGCCGCGAGCAGCCGCTCGAAGGCACCCCGCTCGCGGAATGGCCGGTCCTGACCAAGGCGATGGTCGAGGAACTCAAGCACTGGAAGATCCGCACCGTCGAAGAGCTCGCCCAGCTCTCCGATGTGGCGATCCAGCAGATCGGCATGGGCGGCCGCGCGCTGCGCGACCGCGCCAAGGCGTTTCTCGACGATGCCGAGCGCGAGCAACTGACCTCGCGGTTGACGCACGAGAACGGGCTGTTGCAGACGCGCGTCGCGGTTCTCGAAAAACAGGTCAACGAGCTCGGGGCGATCCTGGAGCGGATCGACGCCGAGCGCCGGGCGCTCGCCGAACGGCCGTATCTGGGGGCGACGCTGGTGCCGGGGCCCGATCCGAGGGGTTCCGGCCAGGGTTGGCTGCAGCAGGAGGTCGAGCTGCCGCCAAGCGCGCTCGATGCGCTCGCCGAGCGGCCGAGCCGCCGGCGCCGCGGCGCGGCGAGCGAGGAGGTGGACGAGATCGGCGAGGCGGCATGAGCCGGCCCCAACTGGCGGTCCTGGCCTGAGGTCCAGGAGTTCGACGAGGCGGCCGCGGAATATGCGCGGATGCTCAAGGAGGAACAGCAAATGACGACAGTGCAGTTTTTGGACGAGCACCCGGCGCCGGGCCACCCCGACACGGTGCTGATGGTTGGTATCGCGCATGACGATTCCGGGGTGATCGAGCGCGGCGGCAGGCGCGAGGTCGTGCGCGTGGCGACGCAGGAGGATGTCGACACGTATCCCGACGCTTACCAGGCCTATGTCGCCGTCGCCGTCGCCACCGCGGGTGGCAGTGACGGTTTCCGGGCCAGCCGGCTCACTGAGCGGCACGCCGGCGGCATCGGGAAGCGCCGCGGCACCACCACCGCCGACAACGTCAGCGCCGGCGAGCAGTTCGGGGACCGCCGCCAGTGGCTGAGGTTCCGCGTACGAAGGCCGGCAAACAGCGCAAGGTCGCCAAAACGATGGGCGAGTTCCAGCAAGGCACCTTGCGGAGCTCGTCCGGGCGGAAGGTCACCAACCCCGAGCAGGCGGTGGCGATTGCGCTCAACCATACCGGCCAGTCGAAGCCGCCTTCGCAGCGCCGGCGATCGTCGCCAAATGATCGAGACGGGCCGGGGATGGGCGAGCGCAATGGCCGCCTTGCGTGCGAAATCTCGCGCCGTGTTGACGAGGGGCAAAGCCGGGCGCGGCGATGACGATCGTCGTCTTTCGCGACGGGGTCATGGCGGCCGACTCGCTGGCGACCAACCACCACAATGCGCGGGTCGGCAAGATCCGCAAGCTGGCGCGCCGCGACAGCGATGGCGCGCTTGCCGGCAACTGCACCAACTTTCTCGCCTGGTTTCTGTGCAACAAGGAAGGTCAGAGCTGGAAAGGCGCGGACGAGGAGAACGGCTTTTCCGGGCTCGTCGCGTTCCCCGACGGCCGAGTTGTCTGTTGCGACGTCAGCGGGCGTTTCTATGGCATTGATGCGCCGTTCCATGCCCGCGGCAGTGCCCAGGCGATGGCGATCGGCGCCCTGGCGATCGGCGCCTCGGCCGAGGAAGCGGTCAAAGCGTGCATCGATTTCGACATCCACTGCGGCGGCCCAGTGCAGCGGGAGCGACACCGGAAATGACGCTTTATTCGATCTGCACCAATGTCGCGCTCGACTGCGGCGTCGACCTGCCGCCGGGCGCGATCACCGGCAGCCGCGCGCCGGCCGCGCAGCGTCTCTTGCTGCAGGCCAAGCGCGCGGCTAAGAACCTGTTCAATGCGGCGTCATGGAGCGCGCTGACGATCGAACATGTGTTCACCGCCAACGGCACCTCGGATTTCCCGCTGCCGCCCGATTTCGACCGCATGATCGACGACACGTTGTGGGAGCGAACCCGCTACTGGGCGCTGCGCGGCGCGATGAGCCCGCAGCAGTGGCAAGTGTATCGATCGAGCATCTACGGCCGCGCGACGATCGAGCGGCGGTGGCGGATCCGCATTCCGTCGGGGCAAGGCGCCGGCAGCGCGCTGATGTTCTCGGTCGACCCGCAGCTCGGCGCGACCGACACGACGACGACCTTCGTGTTCGAGTACGTCTCGCAGAATTGGTGCAAGGGTGCCGACGGCACGATGAAGTCGGACTGGAGCGCCGACACCGACACCGCGGTCTATGGCGAATATCTGATCGAGCTCGGCACCCGCTGGCGCATCCTGCGTCGCTTGGGGCTCGCCTATGACGAGGAAAAGGACGAGTACCAGCGCCAGCTCGACCAGGCGATCGCGCGCGATGCCGGCACCGCGGTGCTGAGCCTCGTGCCGAGCTCGAGGACCGTGTTTATCGGTCCCTACAATGTGCCCGACACCGGGTTCGGCCCGGTGCCGCCGTGAGGTTGAGCGATGGCGATCAACGGCGCCGCGCTGCGGCAATTGCTGGCCAATGGGTCTGGCGTCCGCGGCCGTCAGCCGTTCTCGGTGCCGCAGTCGCTACCACCGCCTATCGGTGGCTGGAACACGCGCGACTCGTTCGAGACGATGCAGCCGCAGGACGCGGTCGTCTTAGAAAACTGGTACCCCGATTTTGCCGGCGTCCTGGTGCGACCGGGGGTCGCCGTCTGGCTCAACCTCGGCACCGGCGCCGACGTGCGCACGCTCGCGGTGTGGAAGGCGCCGGGCAGCACCGCCAAGCTGATCGCCGCCTCGGCCGGCGCGCTTTACGACGCCAGCAGCGGCGGCCAGGTCAAACCGCCGCCGGCGCTGGCCTCAGGGTTCGCGTCCGACTGGTGGCAAACGACGCTGTTCAACGGGCGCCTCTTTTTTGTCAACGGCCGCGACCCACCGCAGGTGTATGACGGCACGACGATGACGGCGGCCGGCTTCACCGCCGAAAGCGGCGGCCCAAGCCTCGATCCGACGACGCTGATCGGCGTTGAGGCGATCCACAACCGCCTCTATTTCTGGGACAGTGAGAATTGCGGGTTTTGGTACGGCAATCTGCTCGCTATCACTGGCACGCTCGCCTATTTCGACTTTTCGATGCTGGTGCCAAACGGCGGGGCGCTGATCGCGGTTCAGGTCCTCACCTATGACGGCGGCACCGGGATCTACTCCTACGCGGTATTTATTCTCGATACCGGGGCAATGCTGACCTATCAGGGCACCGACCCGTCGGACCCCAACAACTGGTCCCTGGTCGGCATCTACGACATCTCGCCGCCGATGGGGGTGCGCGCCGCGGCGCGCTATGGCGGCGACATCTACGCGTCGACGATGACCGACCATCTCAAGATGTCACAGCTGATGATTGCGCTGAAACTGGGGCAGATGCCACCGCGCTCGAAGGCCTCGGGGGCGCAGAAGACGGCCGCCCTGGCGGGCCGCACGCTGCCGGGCTGGCAGGCCTGCTATTACCCGGCCGGACGCCGGCTGATTTTCAATATCCCGTTGCCGTCGGGCGCTTTCGAGCAGCATGTCTACAACCCGCCGCTCGACGCCTGGAGCCGGTGGACCGGACTGCCGTCGATCTGCTGGGTAGTGTGGGGTGACCAGCTGATGTTCGGCGCGCCGAACGGCCAGATCTGCCAGGCCGATGCGGCCGATTTCGACACCGTGCTGCGCATTCAGCAGCCGTGGAACACGATCCAGTGGAATTCGAAGCCGTGGGTTATCGGCCAGCCAAGGCCGATCGTCGCGATGGCGCAGCAGGCATGGAACATATTTGGCACGCCACTCACCAAGCGACTGGCGGCGGTGCGGCCAATCGTCCAGAGCCCGGGCGACATCACTTACGATTTCGCGGTCGGCTTCGACTACCAGGACCCGGAAGTATTTGTGCCGGTGGGCCAGCAGGAATTCAGCGAGAGCCCCTGGGATGTAAGCCCCTGGGATACTTCGCCGTGGTCGAGCGAGACGGTGGTCGAAGCGCAGTGGCAGATCGCCGCCGGCGACGGCACCTCGATCTCGTTTGCGATCACGGTGCAAGCGCAGCACCCGATGACGTGGATTCGCACCGATTTCCGCGTCGAGCCCGGCAGCGCGCTGTAAGCGATGCCCGACGAGCCGCGGGATTGGGCCTGGGACAATGTGATGGGGCGGCACGGCATGTCGAGTGCACCGCGACGCGACGCTTGTGGTCGACGGCCGCACTCACACAGCCTGGACCTAAAGGCGACCCGAATTTTGCGGTGTCATAAGCCCTGGGCTCCGTCGCACTGAACGCGCTGACGCGCCCCCCGAAAAATCAGCCAAGAGGAGGTAGAGTCCGCAGCAGAGGGGGACGGAAGAATGAAACTGCAAACCAAAACCGCCGGGGGGCCGCGGCGGTTAGCCGGGGGTCGTCAGAGGCCCCCGGCAAAGTCATCGATCGCTCACCCGGATGTCGCGCGGTTATGGGAACACGATCTCGACGCGGCGATTTTGCGGCTCGCGTACGCCTGGCGGCGTCGGCACTCGCAGGTCGTTCATGCCGCGACCGCTGACCACCATGTCGCTGCGAGGTACGCCGAGATGCTCAAGC